ACCTGGAAGGGCAAGAAGTTGGAGGTGACCCTCCGACAACCCTTTGATGTGCTGGTGGAAACGTCTGTGCGCGCTCAGGAGACGAATGCCACAGCGGGTCTATTTCCTTCAAAAGTGAGATTTGGCTCCCCGGGCCGGACTGCCCGAACCCAAAGGGATCAAAGGGTTAGGTTGTCAAACCTCGATAACGGCGCACTTTGATACCAAAAGGCATTCCGCGCCGCTGGCTAACCTGTACAGGCCACCGCCCGAACCTGGAAATGGAAGCCCCGGCGCCGTGGGCACGGCAACCGGGGCGGAAGTCCAAAGTGTTCTGAAACGAACAACTCAAACCTACCGCAAGCCTGATCACAATGTCCAGTCTGCCGCCGCCTTGAGGATTGGGCGTTCGGCCGTCTCTCAGGGACGCGACCTGCGCCGACGATACGATCCGCAACGGGCTGTAACAGGTGACCGTGCGCATATCTTCAGGCGGGTACGGGGTGTTAAAGAGCTCGTCCGTGCTGGGCATCGCATCAAACACGGCGATCACCTCGTCAGGGGCGACGATGACTTAGCCGAGTTGATCGTCAGCCACTCCAGCCTCGCGGTCTGCGGCTTGACGTGGCCGGCCGAGACGCTTCTGGCCAGGATTCTGAACAAGAGCGACCGAAACATTTGGAAGCGTGTAGCGCGCGTCCGGGTGGCGAATTTGTTGATCGTGATCCCGCCCAGAGAAGGTCGGCGAAGCGATCGATATGTTCCGGTGTTCGACGCCGGCCCGCTATTCGAGGTCGCGTTAACCTCAGAACTACGCGATGCCATTGCCGCCCTATGTCTGGACGGCGATGGCACTGGAACGCTGGAGCCGCACCAAAACACGGCCGAAGCCGAGGCGACAGCACCCACCGCCGACATGGTCGCGCCGCTTATCGTCGTTGCCGCAAGCGCGGAACACGGAGTGGCGCCATGACTCGCTGGTTTCGCATCTACGATGATCTTGTCGATGACCCGAAGGTACAGCGGCTCGATCCACCCCTGTTCAAGGCGCTCATCAATCTCTGGTGTCTGACGTCGGCAAATGGAGGCGTCCTCCCGCCGATCGAAGAGATAGCGTTCAAGCTGCGCATGAAGCTGGAAAAAACGCAGCGCATGCTTGATCGCTTGAAAGCAGAAAGCCTGATCGAGGAGGACGAGACAGGAACGCATCCCCACAACTGGACGGGGCGACAGTTCAAGAGTGACGTTGGAGATCCGACGGCCGCCGAACGGATGCAACGTCACCGTAACAGGCAGCGTAACGACAGCGTAACTCGGCCCGTAACGTTACGGTCCCCAGAGACAGAGACAGAGGCAGAAAGAAAGACTCCCAGCCAAGGAAACATGAACTCTACCGGTGAGGCACCGCCCCGCGCGAACGGGCGGAGGGTGCCGGCATGAAACGGGAGCTGCACTCACATCAGACCCGAGCAATCGAGCTGCTCAGGGAATCCCTTGGCTCAGGCAAACGCAGACCTGTGCTACAGGCGCCCACCGGCTTCGGAAAAACGCTGCTCGCCGCAGCCGTTGTCGAGGGCGCGTTAGCCAAGCGTAAGCGCGTGATTTTTACGGTTCCGGCGCTGTTGCTCGTCGATCAAACCGTGAAGGCGTTTTGGAATGATGGCATCCGCGATGTCGGTGTGATCCAGGGAACGAACGCGATGACGGATTGGTCACGTCCGGTGCAGGTCGCGAGCGTGCAGACCTTGCAGCGCCGTCCGATCCCTGAAGCCGACGTAGTAATGATCGACGAGTGCCATCGCTGGTACGATTTCTACGGAAGATGGATGAAAGATTTGGCGTGGCAAAACCGGCCCTTCATCGGCCTGTCAGCGACGCCTTGGACCCGGGGCCTCGGGCAATATTTTGACGACTTAATCATCGCGTCGACGACGCAGGATTTGATCTCAGAAGGGTACTTATCGCGATTTCGTGTGTTCGCGCCGTCGCACCCGGATCTGAGCGGAGTTCGGACCGTAGCCGGCGATTATCACGAAGGCGATCTTTCCGGCGTGATGAACGACAGCCTACTGGTTGCCGATATCGTAGATACTTGGCTGCAACGAGCTGAAAACAGGCCGACGTTTTGCTTTGGCGTTGATCGCGCACACGCAAAGCACTTGCAAGCCAAGTTTGCCGAAGCAGGCATTTCGACGGGCTACATCGACGCATACACACCGATCAGCGAGCGCAACGAGACCCAACGGCAATTCCGCAATGGCGATATTCGCGTAGTGTGCAACGTTGGATGCCTAACGACGGGCATTGATTGGGACGTGCGCTGCATCGTCCTCGCTAGACCAACCAAGTCGGAGATTTTGTTCGTACAGATTATCGGTCGCGGACTGCGAAAAGCAGAAGGCAAGGAAGATTGCTTGATCCTCGACCACTCGGACACGCATCTTCGGCTCGGCTTTGTGACCGACATCCACCACGAGGTTCTGGACGACGGACGTCCACGCCCAAGAGCGAGAGCGTTGGATCGTATCCGTCTGCCGAAAGAATGTCCGCAATGTGCGTTCCTAAAGCCGCCGCGGACGCCCAAGTGTCCAGTATGTGGCTTCAAGGCCGAGGCTACCACCGACATCGAACCTACAGACGGCGAGCTTGTTGAGATCACACGGAGAGACGATCGCACCCACACGGCATCGAATGAAGAGAAATCGGCATTTTACGCGCAGTTAAGAGGATACGCACAAGCGCGCGGCTACGCGCGCGGATGGGCCGCGCACAAATTTCGCGAGAAGTTCCGCGTTTGGCCGAACGGCTTCGAAAATGTTCCGGCGATGGAGCCGACGCCGAAAGTGTTGTCATGGATCAAATCCCGCCAGATCGCATGGGCAAAGAGCAACCAACGTCATGCTCAACAGGCTACCGCTTAAGGACCGCGCTCAAGGGCGCTGGTCGGGAATTCTGCCAACGCTGGGCATCGGAGAATCATTCCTCACCGGCAAGCACGGTCCATGTCCCCTCTGCGGCGGCAAGGACCGCTGGCGCTGGGATAACCGGGAAGGCCGCGGGACGTGGATTTGTTCAAAATGCGGAGCTGGCGACGGCATTGCACTTGTGATGCAAAAGAATAGCTGGGAGTTTCGCGAAGCCGCAAAACAGATCGAGGCAGTCATCGGATCGGCGCCGGTCGATCCGCCAAAGCGCGAGCGGAGCGATCGCGACAGACTCGATGAGATGAACAAGCTATGGCAGTCGAGCAAGGCGGTTGAGATCAATGATCCCGTTGGCCGTCATCTTTTTCGCCGTGTAGGCCTGGTATCGTTTCCGGCTTCCCTGCGCACCGCCTACAACGTGCGTTATCAATCCGATTGCCCGTCGTTTCACCCCGCGATGATCGCAATGGTGACCGGGCCGGACGGTGCACCTTCGACCCTGCATCGGACGTACCTCACAGACGATGGACGGAAGGCGGCGGTCCAAGAACCGCGACTGTGGATGCCGGGCATTATTGCAAAAGGCGCAGCAATCCGCCTTGCGCCTGCCGGCGAGGCGCTGGGGATTGCAGAGGGTATCGAAACCGCCCTTTCGGCGTCGGCCCTCTTCGGTGTGCCCTGCTGGGCTGCTGGGAATGCCGGGATGCTCGCAGCATGGCAGCCGCCCCCCGAGGCGATGCGAATCATAGTCTTTGGCGACAACGATCCGACCTATGCCGGCCAGGCCGCAGCTTACGCCCTTGCCAAGCGGCTTGGGTCGGACAGGCGCGTGGTCGAGGTTCAGATCCCCGCCGAGGTCGACGCCGACTGGAATGATGTCCATCAGCTGCGGCTTACCCGAGCCAAAGCCCCGCCGTGCGCGCAGGTGATATCCCGTTTCGACCAGGCTGGATCCAGCCATGGCTCGTCGGGCGTGATGGCTCCGGCGGATCCGGATCGTTGATAGCCACCATGCACATCAAGGACCCGCGTCAAGGACAGGTGCACGTCCGGACCACCGAGTGGACACCACAACTGACGCAAGGAACCCGAAAAGGAGCCTGACATGGGCATGGACGTTTGCGGCAAGAAGCCGACGACTGAGCAAGGCGAATACTTCTGTAACTCCGTGTGGTGGTGGCGACCGCTGGCCAACTACGTCTGCGAGGTCGCGCCCGAGATCGCCGGTCACTGCGAGTATTGGCAGACGAACGACGGCGATGGCCTGAACGCCGAGGACAGCGCCGCCCTCGCCGACAAGCTGCAACAGGAGATCGATTCCGGCCACACGGAGCGATTCGCCGCAATCTACGCCGCCGAGCAGGAATTGACGCCGAACGAGCCGTGCCATTTATGCGAGGGAACCGGCTTTTTGAGACCGCCAGCAGCCGGCGTGTGCGGAGCTGGCGACATTCTGACCGGCATCAAGTGCAACGCATGCGCCGGCAACGGGTTCGTGCCGCCGTTCCCCACCCACTATCGCTTCTCCGTGGAAAACGTCCGCAATTTCGTCGCCTTCCTGCGGGGCTGCGGCGGCTTCGCGATTTTGTGAGGGAGGCGCGGTCATGAGCAAATACGGATGCCTGGAGTCGAGGCCATAGAGTGACCCCCAAGCGGCCCGGCGTGTGGCCTTCATGAGTACGACGAACGAAAGGTTAGCGGGGTCGGAGGCGAAAGACATGATAGCCGAGCCTCATTTCGATGCTGATGGCAATTTCATCCATCGCTGCTGCAAGTGCGGGGAGGAAGCCTCGTTTGGTTATGGTGTGAGCCTGCGTCGAGGCAGGCTTGGAACCTGGTACTGCGCGAAGCACCAACCGCAACAACAAACGACCCCAACGACTAACGGCGCAAATTCGACGCTATGCCCGCCGCCAGAATATGACACGGAGAGGCAACATGAGCCGTCGACTGGGGGGTGCCCGCATGTGCACGTGAACGACGGTGGGCAGGCCATAATCGTGAGGGCGGCTGGGTCGGGCGCGGCTGGATCGCGCGAGCACAGCGCCAGCGCACCAGCGGACCAGGATCGTTGACAGCCACCCTGCAGACAACCCACCACGCGCAGCGAGAGGACAAACCATCGTTCCCGAGCTCGCGCAGCCTGGCTCGCCGGGTCGGGTCGCGCTCAACACGCAAGCGTCTTGCCGGATCTCCGAACGGCAACGCACAACTAACCGCCAGCAATGGACAGGGGGTCCCTTTGGCTGCGAGAACCATGGCGGCAGGTCGCGTGACTCGCAATGCAACGTCGTTGCACATCCTTCAAACCCTCATTGCATGAGCCCCCAAGACCGCGTCGGCCAGGAACAAGCTGATGGCCGCTTCCCGGCCCTTGCGATCCATCGAAGCGGCCTCGCTGTAACCCGCCCGAGCGATCTCGGCGAGCTCGTCCTCGCCCACCACGACGGTCAGCACGACTTTGCCGTGCGCTCGTCGCTCGCGCAGCGCGCGGGAACGCTCGGTTGCCGTCGCCGCCATTGGTGGTGCCCCATGAACATCGAGATCAGCTACGGGGACCATGAGCCTGACTGCTTTCGGAATCGTTGACCGGCCGCGCTTCGACGTCGCTTGGCCCTGGCGCCGCTCGCGTCAGAAAGGGGCACCATGATGCACATGCAAACGACGCGACCAGGCCGCAGCCGAAACCTTGGCGGCCGCCGAGGCCAGGGCCAAGCAGGCCAGACAGAAACGGGCAGCCGAGGCCGCAGGAGAGAGGGGGCGATCGGGCACAAAACGCACCCACGGCCCGCTCTAAGTCACGGCGAAGCATCGGCCCACGGGAGAAGGTCTTTGGCCCCGGCCGCCTCGTGCCGCTCGACCGCAAGCCAAGGTCCGCGTGATGATGGTGGCGCGCGCCCTGATGCGCCACCAGGAG